AAGTTATCCACAGATAATAAAGACTTATCCACAGAGTTATCCACAGATATTTAGTATATCTATACTGCGATTCAGGAACGTGCCCGTAAAGGGCGAATTATAGATAAAATAGGAGTTTAAAATGGGATATCCAACATATACAGAGGAAATGGTCACAGAATTTATTGATATGGCCAATGAAATGGGAATTGGGCCAGCAATGAGAACATTAGGATATCCAAAATCCTATCATACGGCCAAGAAGTTCTATGTACAAAGAAATATAGATATGCCTACAGCCAATACCTTGGCAGTTATGGCTAAACAATTAGACATTTTCTATAGCGATAAAGAGAAAGTATTGGCGGCACAGGCAGTATTAGATAGATCTATAGAGAAGCTATATGAGGAAGACCTATTAGCAGAGGATATTAATAAATTGTCTACAGCTATACATAAGGCTATTCAGACTATTAACTTAATTGAAGGTAAATCTACTAACATTAATGAGAATAGATCTAAGGATGGCTCAGATCTTGCAATCGTAGATATGCTTAATGAAGCCAAGATGCGTAATGAATCTATTAAACATTCATTAAAGGTTATTAATTGATATATAGATTTGTCGACATATCGATGACCACCCGAAATAAAATTGACATTTTAGAATTAAAATGCGCTACTCTAAATAAATTTGGACAGTAAATATGGACACTATGTCAAAATATATGGATAGTATCAATATAACACTGATGCAATATCCTGAAGGTAGACGAGAACTTACTAAATATGATCCAATGTTATTTGCGCTGACATATTTGCCACATCATCTAAGAAATATGGAAGATGAGCTTACACTTTCTGAATTTCACTGGGACCTAGCTGAATATGGAAAGACATGGATCAATAAGCCAACTGCTCCTAAACAAAATCGTGATGCATTTATTGCACCTAGAGAATGTGGCAAGTCCACATGGATCTTCTTGATTCTACCTATGTGGGCCGCCGCCCACGGCCATATTAAATTTGTGGCTGCATTTTCAGATGCTGCTTCTCAGGCTGAGACGCACTTACTCACTTTTAAGAATGAATTGGAAACAAATGAATATCTCAAAGCAGATTACCCAGAACTATGCACACCTAAAATTGTCGGTTCAACTGGGCGTTCCCTTGCAGCAAATGCTTGGCGTATTATTCAGTCAAATGATTTTATCTTTGACGCTAATGGTATTGATACTAACTCATTGGGTAAGAAGGTATTTGGCCAACGCCCTGACCTCATTATTCTTGATGATATCGAAAAGGGTGAAAAGAATTACTCAGAATACCAAGCAGGACAACAGCGAAGAACAGTCTTTGACGATATAGCCCCTATGAACATTTATGCCCGCATGATTATTGTGGGTACAACTACTATGCCTAATTCTATGATGGATGAATTTAGAAAGTGGTCTGAAGGACAGCGTGAAAAGGCTTTAGAGTGGATTTCAGACCAGAATGTGAATGTTCACTACTATCCAGCTATCATGACGGCTGAAGATGGCTCAGAACGCTCTGTATGGCCTGAGAAGTGGCCTCTAGAGTGGCTCAATAGCCAGCGTCACTTGCGTGACTTTGCAAAGAACTATATGAATAAGCCAGTTAACTTGGATGGTAATTTCTGGACATATGAAGATGTAATTATCGAAGAGCAGGAAGAATATGGCAATACGATCATATCAATCGACCCAGCGGTAACAAAAAATAAAGTTTCTGATTATACAGGTGTGGCTGTATTGAGCAGAGGTGAAGGTGGAAACATATTTGTAAGAGATGCATTTCAACTTAAAGTGTCTCCATCTGAATTAGCAGAACGAGTGCAAGCACTTGTAGAACAATATAATCCTGGTATTATATATGTAGAAACAAACCAGGGTGGAGATTTGTGGCAAGATGTTTTTAAAGACATACCAGTCCGCTACAAATCAATTCGACAATCAGTATCAAAGCAAGTCCGTGCAGGTAAAGCTTTGAATTTCTACCAACAAGGTAAAGTTAGACACACACAACACTTTCCAGCGCTGGAAGAACAAATGTGGTCCTTTCCAAAGGTAAGCCACGATGACGTACTGGACGCAGTAGTGTCAGGAATCCTATACTTTTTGGATAATACATCTCCAAAAGTATTTGCAAAACAATTAAATTATCTAAGGAGATAAAATGTCAGACATTAAACTAGCTTTAGACCAAATCATCACTAAAAGAGATCGATATATGGTTGCAGAAGCATATTATGAAGGCGCAAACGACGAAGTATTTACTCATCAGCGCTGGTACAGATTATTTAGAAGCGAACAGACAAGATTTTCAGGAGTTACACCATTTAGATTCAATTTCAGCAAGACTGTAGTAGATGCAGTCCATAATCGCTTGGAAATTGAGCAAGTTGAGACAACTAGCCCAGAAGGCGATGCTTACATCAACAAAATTTGGGAGCAAACAGATTTAAAGCTTGATATCAATGAAATTCACCGCAATGCACTCGTCTATGGCGATTGCTACGCAATTGTTTGGCCAGATATGGATGGTAATCTAGCAATTGATTACAATTCACCAATGACAACAACACTGGTCTACGATCAGGAGAATCCACGCATCAAGTCATTTGCAACAAAGATGTGGCAGATTACAGATGAGAATCAGCGTAAAATTATCAAGATCAACATGTATTACAAGGACAGAATTGAAAAATATGAAGGTCTAGGCGAAATTGATAGCATCAATGGCGTTCCTAACCTTACTTTAGTTGAGACAGTGGTTAATCCTTGGAATGAAATTCCAGTTTTCCACTTCCGCACACATAAACCATACGGAAGACCAGAACATGCTGATGCATTTGGTCCACAGGATGCAATTAACAAGCTTATCTCAACTCACATGTACACAGTAGATTATCAGGGTGCTCCACAGCGCTATGCTTTGTCTAACGGTGGCACATCTAACGAGTTTGATGATTTCTCAGAGGACGATACAGCTAGAGAGAACATTGGAGCATTGCAAAATGGTCCAGGACAACTCTGGTACCTACAAGGCGTATCTTCAGTTGGACAGTTCCCAGCAGCAGATCCAGCAACATTTACAAATCCTGTAAATGAGTTTGTTTCTGACATGGCTGCAATTACATCAACTCCAGTTCATTACTTCTCATCAACACAATACCTACCATCAGGTCAGGCACTTCGTGTTGCTGAAGCACCACTATTCAAGAAGGTTCTAAACCGCCAGCTTGCATTGGGTTCAACTTGGAGAGATCTATTTAAGTTCATGCTTAAGATCGAAGGCATCGTCGCAGATGTTGATATTGACTGGAAGTCTCCAGAATCAATTGACTCTCTTGATCAGTGGGATATCGCAGTTCGCAAGAAGTCAGTCGGAGTTCCATTGGAACAGATTCTTCTTGAACTTGGATACGACCCAGAGATTGCAAAGATTATTGCTGATGAAGCAATTGCAAATAGACCAGACATGGCGGCAACTCAAGTTGCTCTTAACGGAACTGGTATGAATACGAACAACCTAGCTCTGGAGCAAGCTGCTGCTGAGCGAGAAGAACTACAAGGAGCATAATAAATGGAAGAACAGAATATCGTAGAAGGTACATCTGACGAAATTCGTGATCCTAAAGCCGTCTTAGACGCTTTGGAAAAGGCGAAGGCGGAAGCTAAGAAGTTTAGATTGGAGAAGGAAGCCTTGGAAGCACAGGTAAATGAATCAGTTTCCAAGATTTCCCAATTCCAGTCAAAATTAATGATGGAGCATGTAAATAAGCATCTTGCATCATTGGGAATTGCACATGGTGATAAATTAAATAAATATATCAAGATGGATGCATTAACCTTAACTGAAGATTTTGAGATTGCTGGACTTGATGAGCAAATTGCTGAATTAAAAACAGATTTCCCAGAATTATTCGATCCAAAATTCATTGTGGCAGGTAAAGCAGATAGCGGAGTAAAAGCTTCATTAGAAGTTCAACAATCTGCATCAGATTTACAAGCCAAAATGGTACTAAAGAGCTAATATTTTTGGTATAATTAGACATAGGCAAGTCTCCAGATGGACATTTGGTGCTTGTAGCTAATCTAATTGGACAATTATATTAATTCAAACCAAATTCAACTAAAAACTAAGGAGAAATAACATGGCCGCAGGTCGTACAGATCTCACTGAGGGTAATGGTTATATTCCAGAGGAAAAAGGCTCCGTTGCTATTCAAGCAACAACAGCCAACTCTGTAGTAGAAGCATTTGCTCGTCGTGAAAACATGTCATCTCGCACAAAGGGTGTTCCACGCTTTGTATCAGATGCACCAGTAATCGTAGCAGAAGGCGTAGATATTCCTAACTCAGATACAACACTCGATGAGGTTGTTCTTACAGCTAAGAAGTACGCACAGATTTTCAACATTTCAGAGGAAGATGTTAATGATTCACTCGTTGACACACTCAACACATACAAGAGAGAATGGGCTTCACAGTGGGCTCGTAAATATGACAATGCATGCCTCGGCGTAACAGCTGTTGGCGATGGAGATGACGGACAGCCGTTCAACTCTGTTTACTACGCAGTGTCACAATACAACTCAGGTGCAAACATCATTTCAACAGCAGGAGATCTAGAGTTCGCAGATATTTCTAACGCTCTAGGCAAGGCAGAAGAGTCAAAGTACTTTGATGCAGCTAACACTGTTGTTATCGTTCACCCAAAGATGCTTAACCTAATCCGTCAGATGGAAACAACAGGTGGAAACCTTGTTCTTCCAGATCCACTAGGTGCACGTCCAGGATCACTATTTGGATATCCACTAGTAGTATCATACGGTGCAGCAACTTCAGCAGCAGCAACAGCTGCTCCAACTGGAGACCCACTACTTATCGTTGGTAACCGCCAAATGATGATTAATGGTGTTCGTAGCACAATCGAATCTGCAATCTCTCGTGATGCAGACTTCTCAAAGGATGGCGTCTTGCTCAAGACTCGTGTTCGTCGTGGTTTCGCTGTTGCAGCGGCTGAGGCATTCGCAATCGTTCGCAAGACATCAGCATAAGGGGGAAATAGATAATGCCATCAAAACTATACGGTAATTTCCTACTTAAGGCCCTTAACAAGGAAGTAGATTTCGACTCAGATACAATCAAGGTCGCTCTACTTACATCATCTTACACACCTGACCAGGATGCACATGACTACTTCAACGATGTTTCTACATACGAAGTAACAGGCACTGGCTACACAACTGGTGGAATCACACTAGCATCAAAGACAGCAACATACGATTCAGCTACAAACGTAATCGTTCTTGATGCTGCAGATGTTACATGGTCTTCATCAACAATCACTGCTCGTTATGCTGTTGTATATGATTCAACAGGCACATCAAGCACATCAGCTCTCATTGGATACGTAGACTTCGGTTCAGACCAGTCTTCAACCAATGGTAACTTTACAATCACATGGGATTCGACTGGTATTGTTCGAATCACAGTAGCGTAAGGTAACGCTATGGATGCAAAGGTAGAGGTTGGCGTACTTCAAGCGAACGCTTGTTTAGTTGTTGTCCACACCACTGTAGAGATCCTTTCTGGTAATGTTCACACATCTCCAGTGGTTTCCAGCCTCTCCTTTGCTCCAATTACCTCAGTAAGCGGACACAGCATTTCAGCAGTAAACCCAGAATTTAACCGAATTGGAGTACGGGCTGCGGCTTAACGCCAGCAGCCTATTTTTATGTCATTATATTCAGACAGAGTTGCACAAGACAGCCCATTATTCTATTTTGAGAATAACTCAAGTGGCGTAAATAATACTGGCTCCATAACACCATCAATAGTAACTGGTTCATCTACATCATTTACGGGCTCAGGCGGAGTACAGAACAGTCCTTATCTTGTTAACGCTGCAAAAACTGGTGAATACGGATTTGAGTATTCAGACTCAACAACAATATTTAATGACAGAGTATTTTCTATAACAGGTTGGTTTAAAGTAGCATCTACAGATATAGACTCAACAATAAACTGGATATTCCATGCAGGAACAACTGCAAATGGTGTAACTCTTCAGAAAACAAATCAGCTTTATGTAGGAGCATTATTTAATAACGTTCAAGTAAATACATCTTCTGCAATTTCATATGATGTGTGGCACCATGTTGCTGTCACAATGGACACAACAAATCTTAAACTTTATTTAGACGGATCTTTGGTACATACTGTATCATCACCTGGATCTTTAACAATGGACTCTCTAGTTAAATACTGGATGAGAGCAACTACATCTGGAACACCAAGAAATGGTGCAAAAGGTAACTTTGATGAATGGGCAGTATTTAATACAACTCTTTCATCTACAACAATTTCAGAACATTACGAAGCAGGTTTTGGCGTTAAATATAATGCCACAGCAGTTACAGCATCTGCATTAGCGGTACAGCCAACAGTATCAGCAATTAAAAACGTAAGCTACACAGCTACAGCTGTCACAGCATCTGCTGCATCTGGAGATCATTACAATAGCACTAGAGATTCATTTACACTTCTAGATGGATATCTATCTACATTAACATTAGAACAATGGTATAAGTTTGATCAAGCTAAAGCAATTTCAAACTATGGAACTGGTGGAGCATCTGCCTATTCATTTACTGGTAACTCAGTAAGCAATATAACAAGTGGTATTCAAGGACAGGGTGCCCTCAGAGTAACTGGCGGAACTACTGGAGCAGTTTATGCTGTTGGAACCAATACATTTGCAACAGAATTTACAGATGACAATTTCTCATTAGGATTCTGGCTTAAGAAATCAACTGCAGAATTTGCAAGAGTTTACACAGCTTCAACAACTGGAAGCGAAAACTTAACAATTCAATTTGAAAGCAATGGTCGTCTTACTGCGGCTACCAATTTAAACAATACAACTAAAGCAGTAACAACATCATCATCAATTGCAGATGGCAATTGGCACTATGTAGCTGTTACATTATCTAGTGGTACATTTACCCTTTATGTAGACAATGTATCTATTGGAACACAAAATCTTACTCATTCAATGTCTGGCTTTACAACTGGCGGATTTGGTATTGGTGATACATCAGTAACAGAACAAATGTACATTTCCCAATTCTATGTTGCTACATCAGCAAATGTTGGAACTACACAAATTGGTAACATTTGGACATATGGCCAGCCAGTTATTCAAGGCTCAGCAGCAATGGCAATGCCTAAATTCTCAAGAGATAATGCATTAAATACATATATTACTGGCAAGTCACCAGCATTCTATTTCAAAATGGATGAAGCAACTGGAGCACCACAAAATATTGGATCTGTTGCAGTAGATTTATCTATAACTGGAACCAACTTTACTCAGAACATATCTTCTCCAAACTACAAGGCATTTAATTCTGCCAACAGAGATACACAGTACAGTGGTTCATGGTCAGCAACTTCTGGAACATTTAGTTCTGCCAACCAGCAAACAATATTGCTTTATGCAAAATTAAATTCTGGCAATCAGAATGCTTTGCTTGCAACTGCTGCTTTTGGTTCCATAACTGGAAATGGTCTTGTTCTTCAGCAACTTGCAAATGGAACTATTCGTTTTAGAGTATCAAATGCCACATTAAATGAAGATGCAACAACTACAGCATCATTTGCTGATGGAAACTATCACATGTTTGTGGCAGTTAAAAATGGATCAAGCACAAAGCTTTATGTGGATGGTATAGAGCGAGCAAGCAATTCATCAGGCACAATTACACTGACAGATTCTGGTGTATTGGCTATTGGTGGATTGCCAAACTTACCTGCAGCAGCTGCATCTAGAGACATTACTATTGATGAATTTGCAGTATTACCTACAGCATTTACACAGGCAGACGCACTTGAAGCTTTCCAAAAGGTTGCTCAAATTATGGATTGGACAGCATCTGCTACTTCACCATCAGCAACTGTATCAGCAGGATTTGGACCAACAATCAATGCAACTGCTTTAACAGCAACTGCAAATATGGGCCCAGTGTTCCCACCAATTGCTCCTGCAACTGCAAACACATTGTTCTTAAATCCTAATTATGAGGCTATTAAGAATGCAAGCAATGCAGCAGATCCTATGACTGCATCTGCACAGGGCGAAAATCCAGGATGGAATATTGGAGAAAATAACGCAGTTATACATATGAATGCATCTGCACAAATGGGAGATGCTAGAGCATTAATCCCAGGATTCTGGAATGCTTCACCAATGATTGCTAACCCAGCAACTATAGTTGATCCAGCATTATCATCAACTCGTGGTGCATTAATTAGAGCACAAGTAATGCCAGTAAAGGCAATATTTGCAACACCACCTGCTTACAAATTAATTACAGATGATATTTGGTATCAGAAGTTATACCTACAGCATTCTGTAGTTCATGGCGAAGAAGGATATACAGCTGGATCATCTTCAGCCTATGCTTTCTTAAAGTTATTTGATGATGTAACAGCTAACCTCAGCGGTGCCGTCACAAATAAACTTACAAATAATCTTCCTTGGTCTATCGTTATAGATAACCCAGACACCACAGCAACAACAACTACATATGCGACGGCTTCAAATGAGTTCTTGACAGCTACACCAACACCACTTCTTGAGGTTGGCACATATGATGATTACGAGAGAAAGTCAGTACGCTTTAGAAATATTCAGTTTAAGATAGCTGAAGATATCTATAAGGCAGATGGCCCATATTCTCTTGAATTTACATTTAAGACAACAAAGGCTAACCAAGTAATTGCACAAGGTCTGCAAAGAAGCTTCTACGGAAACCAAAGCGCAACATCATCAATTGGTTTAATTGATGGAAAGTTGTTTGCAAGCCGTGCAACACAGCCAATTGGATCAGCAAGAATATTTGCTCATCCAGACAATCAGAGTCTTGTCACAATGAATACAGCTTATGGCAATAAATCAATTGCGGATGGAGCATGGCACCACATTATTATCCAATATGGATTTGATGGTCGTGTCCAGTTCTGGATTGATGGCCAGCTAGATATTCAGTTCTTCTCAGATAGCCAAAATGGAAAGGGAGCAAAGCTTCGTCCATACATCATGGGATCAAACCATACAAACACAAGATGGCAGTCAGACTTTGAAACATCTGCATGGTCATATGACGCAGCATTCTTTGTTGAGTCAGATGAGATAACAGATCATTACACAGCATCTATTAAGTACGAACCAGTTCACGCTGAGCCATCTACTGCTACTGCTGAAATGCCAGAACCAACAGTTGCTGGAAATAGACCTAGAGCATTGATGCTTTACTTCTGGCCAACATCTACTGAGCAAATTACAAATCAAAGCTACTCAAGCTTTACAAGCAATGAGTCTCCAGAAGAACTTGAGACAATTGATTATTTCACAGCAGCCCCACAGCAATATGAAGGATGGGATGTGTTCCCAGTTGATGTGACTGGACGATATGTATCTGACTTAGTTAAGCCAGAAGCATACGGTGTTGAGAATATTCAGCTTACAACATTAGGCGGTTTCGTAGATATAACTGAAGGCGCACAGCAAAAAATAAAAGTTAATAAGCGTAAGACATTTAGAAACATATTAACTGATGCTCCACGATATATTGATTTAATTAATGATATCGATCTAACTAAGTTTGATATGATTATGTTCAAGAACTATCCAAATGATCCAGGCGAGAAGGATGCATTTAGCACAAATGAAGTTGTTGACGCATACTTTAATCTAAGAGAATCTGCAATATTTGAAGAGTTCTTAAAGAGCCTTCGTGCTGCAGTTGATACTGGATTATCATTGATAGTTACAAATCCTCAGCTTGCACTTGATTTGAAGATTGTGGATCGTGTTGAAACCGTCCCAGATATGGATGATTTGTCAGGATACGAATCAGATCCATATGCACCAACTCAGGTGACACAAGCTGCTAGCTTGCCAGTAACAAGTGGATCTCCATATACACACCACTGGTGGGATACATGGAAGAATAACAGAGCTAGAGTTGTTAATACACAAGATGGACTTACAAATAATGCTGGCCTTGTAAGAACTCAAATAGCATTCTGGAATAATGATGACGAAGGTGTTAGATATGGTGGTCCAGATAGACCATTCCATCGATATGAGCATAAGAATGCTCTTACCGCTGGTGATGAGTTCCTATTATCTAGCGAGCCAGTTAGAACAACTCGTAAGAATTTCCAGGCATCACCTATTACAGCAGTTAAGGCTGGACGAGTAATCACAGCTTTTGCAAATACAGTTCGCAGAGGACTTGATTCAATAACAAATCCATATAAGGATTATGCAATAGCAATTGCTGTTAATCCAGGAGATGTTGTTGACGGCAAGCAAATTGGCGGAAAGATATTTGTTAACTTTACTGAGAATATTAACCAGTCTATCGAAACAGGAGATGTTGACCTAAGAAGCGATTACTGGATTAATTATGCCTATGACAATGGAGCAATTGATGCTGATCAAAGAGATGCTTATCTAGCAGCAGAATGGAATACAAATACAACTCCATACTGGTCATCAGATGGCATGTATATTCTTGTACAAGTTTCTGAATTAGAAGATGAAAACTTGCAAAAGAAGGGCACACAAACAGCAGCCCGTAAGACCAGAAAAGTAAATAAGAATGGCGGAATATCATTCCAGTCAGTAGGTGCTGGTACACAATACTTTGCCTTGCAATATTCATATCAATATCCAAGAGCTACATTTGAAGTACCATCAATCCTTACAAACGGATTCCGCTGGTTATCTAATAGAGAAGTTCTTGAAGGAACAGTCATTAGACCTACTGCACTCACAGCATCAGCACAAATGCCAAATGCTCTAGGTGTTCCAGATAAGGTAAATAACTTTACTGCTCAATCTATGGTTGCAACTGCTACAATAGAAGAGACAGAATTTAGCAGTGGTGCAAAGAGAATAGCCGCTCTTCCAGCTACTGCAACAGCTACAATTGTAAAGCCAGGGTCTACAATTGGAGTGGCACCAATGACAGCAAATGCTATTCTTAGACTTGATTCTAAGGCTAGTGTGGCTGCAGAGGATCAGGTAACACTATACTTGATACACGTAGACCCAATACTATACATAAGAGAGGACGTAATCAAATGATTAGTCAATACTGGATAGACCAAATTCCTGCTAGACCTCTTTCGATTCAAGTAAAGGACCAGGATGGAAATAACGCAAACCTCTCTGCCTATACTACAATTGAAGCAGTTCTATTGGGATCAAGAAATGAAGAGATAGCACTCACAGGTGCAACTCTTAACACAAGCGCCAAGGAATTAGGAACAATTATTTTTGAATGGCCAACAGACCGTAGCCTTTTTGACTACCCTGGTGACTATGTTTTCCAGCTTAAAATGAGCGGGACAGGAAAGTTAGACTTCACAACTACACATACTTTAAGAGTTCGTGAATTGGGAAGGAGAAATAGATAATGTTTACAACCGTTAATAACGTAAAAGAATACACAAACACTGATGTAACTCTAGATTTAATCAAGAGAGCACAGGCAATCATTGAGGTATATGTAGGCAAGGATGAAATCGATATCGATAATCCATCTGACCTGCTTGTGCTAGACAAGATGACTGCATACCAGTCAGCTTACATGCTTGAGAATGAGGATGTAGTTTACAAGCAGATTGCTTCTAATTCAGTTGGATCAGGTGATTCA